CCTAGAATTTTTCTTAACATTTTCATTTCCTTCAAACAAAGAATTTTGACTTCCTATATTTAGCGGCATATGGTTTTCTAACCACATACTTGCCGTTTCGTTATATGACTTACCATCCAAGAAAACATCAATCTTTTGATAAGTTTTTGTTATATCCTCTTGAACTGATTCCAATGAAGCACTATTATCAAAGTTGACAAAATTATTAAAGTTTTGACGATAAGCTTCTTTACTTGCTTGTGCAAGTTTCCATTTTTCTTGCCTTACAGATTCCGAAACCATCTTAGTTAAACGTTGGTTTCTTTCTTGGCTTATCTGATTTGTTGTGTCCACAAATACAATAAGTGTGTCGTATCCAAGTTCTTCTAGTTCTTCTTTGATTGTAATCATTCTGTAATGGTCATCCGCAGGACCATTAATAATCAAAGGAGAACGAGAGCGAATTGCTTCTCTACGATAGTCATTTGTTTTCTCAGATAACTTTTGTTTGTCCATCAAATAATCAAAAGCCTGAACTGAATTAATTTCAACAGCACCTTGATGTGGAATTGACTCACGAATTACAACATCTTTACCAGAACCTGGACCACCAGTTACAAAAATTGCTTTGAATAAACCATGGTATGAAGATTCATGTAGACCCATGCCTTTGCGTGTATCATGCATCAATTCTTTTGCGTGAGTATCTGAAACGTGGGACGGAACACCTTGTTTGAATTTGTTAATATCTTTATTTTTGGCATGTTCACGCATTTTGGTACCAGACATACCAGTTGTGCCTTCTGCATCTGGATCACGGTGACCAGCAGAATGTACAGTTATCTTTTTGAAGTTATACAAAGCACCATGATGTGTACCATTAAATTTGTGTAACTTTTCTTTCATCTCATGTACACGGTCAGAGCCAACTACCATGTGTAGATGTGTTACACCTTGTTTATGTAATTTGGCTGCCTGATGTAAGAAGGAAGGATGTTCTTTGTCTGAAGCTGCAAAATGAGTACCAGGAGAATATCTCTTTAGGTGTTTAATTTTTTGTGCAGAAGATAATGGATTCTTGTTTTTATCCTGTGAATGTGAAGTCACAACAGTATGTTCAGTATTATGTTTTTTAGCAACTTCTTTGACTTTATCAATAAGTTTCAAGTGTCCTGTTGTAGGAGGATTCATACGACCATAGGTCATAGCGTGGTGAACATCACCACTCTTTTCTTCCTGTAGTACTTCTAAAAATGATTTCATTTACGGACTTTTAATAGATTTTGTTTTGCAAATTCTGAACGATTAACTAATTTAGTAGGTTGACCTTCGTGGTGCACCACAAAACCTTCTGGTTTAGATTTCTTACCACCAATATGATGTTGGTAATGACCTTCATGTGTTTCTAAAGAACCAACTAAAGAATTCTTTGCTTGTTGTAAATGATGATGCATAGAAAATAGATTGCTATAATGGTGTGCATTTTTTTCAACATGAGCAATTTGTTTTTCACCTTCACCGACCTTCTCTTTTTTGGACTTTTCAGTTTTCACTTTGGCAGCCATCTTTTGGTGTTGTTGCCACAGGTGAGTTTTGAATCCTTTGGTATTTGGTACTTCATCATGTTTTACTGTATGGTTGATATATGTAGCTAAATGACCATGTTCACCAGAGTGTGCTGGGTGAATGGCATCATACATTTTGTGACCATTTGTATCGTGTATTTCTCTGGCGGCATGCATATGATTCTGAAACTTCTTTTCGTTTGCTTCAGAATGTTTGACTTTGCTTGTATCGTGTTCTGCACCATGAATATGAACATCTGGATGTTCTTTGAAGTTTTCATGGTCAACATGAGGAGAAGCAGTTTTCATGTCAGCACTATACTTATGGTGAACAACCACACCAACTTTAGACTTTTTAATTTTTGCTGCTTCTGGACCGTGAGCTGTATACGTAATTGTATTTGGTGTAAAAGAAACTTTATTTTTTGCAGCTTCAAACAAATGTTCTTCTTTTAATACCTTAGTATCAGCATGGTGCATCAAGTCACCTTGGTATACACCAGTCTTTGGTGTTACTTTTGGTAGGTGTTTGAGAGCATGTTTGAGTGATGTTACAAGACCTGGAGCATGGCCATGGTTCTTTTCAATATCTTTTTCTGTGTGGTTAATCTTTGGATTCTTGTTGAAAGCTGACTTGGTGGCAACAAAGAACTTACCATTCTTAGGGTGGTGACCAAAGACAATCGATGGAGAACCATCATATTTCATTGTCAAATTGGTATTCTTGGCACCAGCCTTCATATGTCGGTGTGCGTTCATCAAGGCAGCGTGAGCATGTTCAAAACCTGCGTGGCCATGCATCAACGGACGGTCTTCCGCATGATGGATGTGTTTTAGTTCACCACCTTCGGTTTCCTCTTTGAGGAAGGATTGAAATGTTAACATAGATTGTACCTTTAGAAATGCAACACACTTTGGTTGCCTGTAAGGTTATTTATAACGGTTTTAATTAGAGATTAACAAAACCGTCAAATATTCGATTCGATATATAGCGTCAATAATGTTCAATTTGACCGTTGCCAGCCAACCAGCCCCAACAATGAACCTTGTCAAACTCGACCAAGTACTCTTTTGGTATGTTTATCCAATGAGCATGTTCGGTGTCTATTTTGTCTAATAATCCCATGTTTTTCTGTATAACAATAAGATAATTATCTAACAAAGATGTACAAAAAGAGAACATTCTTGTAATAAACAATTTATCTGGACTATTGGCCATCCAAGTTGGAATTGCCTTTTTGAAAACATATTTACCAAATAATCCATCATATTCTTTGATATTAAAAGTAACTTCTAATTCAGACCTTGCTGAAAATTTGAAGATTCTTTTCACATCTTTCAATAGATTGTTTTGTTTTAGTGTATGTAAAGTATAGAACAATAATGCATTTTCGGCATGACTTTTCATATTATGTTGAGAGAATCCCCTAACATCTGGTTGTTCCGACATATCAATATAGGCATCACACAATCTGGCAAGAGCTTCTTTTTCTAGGTCTGAGACTGGTCTTAATGACACATCCGAAAAGACAATAACTCCTGCTGGAAAACGTTTACGTATAGATTTCAAAGAAGCAATAGTCTGAGCAAACCTGTCGGCATCATTGAAAGCACCCATATTAGGTTTAAGTGATGATGTAACGATGAATAGATTTTTATCTGGTATCATAGAAAGTCTGATAGGTTATCTGAATCACGTTTTAGATTAATTGCTTCTGCTCTTGGATATGGATTAGAAACATTATAATCATTAATCAATATACGTCTAGAATTCAACAATCCACAAATTAAATTGAAACTTTTGAAACCTAAAGAATACAACACCTCTCTTGTTTGTGCTGTATATTGATTGTCTCTGGCAGTTGTAAAGATGAACTGAGCACCTTTCTCTTGCAGTTCAAGTAATCGTTTGACATTATTTTCCAATAGTGTCACAGGTGAATTGTAGTTATTTTCACCAACCCTACTCTGACATTTGACAATCGTACCATCTATATCACAGAAGATTACAGGTTTGTCGTTGTACTCAAACCAGTCTTGTGAGGTACCAACATCAAAATAATTGGTGACTTTCTTTTCGGTAAAAATTGTACCTTTGTTGATACAATGTTCTATCACATCCGAAACGAACAATTCACCGTTTTGAGATAGTTTCTCAAATGTATCCATGAATAGTTTGGCTGATTCAAATTTGTAACCACCAACACAGAAGGTATCCGACACCACAGATTTCTCAACAATATCTTTGACGATACCTTGTTCATTACAAACAACAAAGCTTTTGGATGAAAGTTTCTTTAAAACTTCGTGTTCATAAATTTTGGATACACAAATATAATTGTCACCAATATCATCATGTTGAAAGAAACTATCACAGTCTTTAATTAATATTGATGAATCGAAAGTTATATTCATATTCGACAATATCTGATAGACTGTATCAGCAGGTCCTTTTGTTGGTTCATTTAAAACAACAATATTAATTGAATCACCAAATTCATGTCTCAGAAACTCAACTGAATTGTACTGTTCATCATGTTGTTTCAAAATACCAATAGTTACTTTGATATCTTGATTCAAGTATGGTCTGATTGCATTACCAATCATTAATTCATGTTTGTAATCATACAACAAGTATTTTGGCTTCATTCCAGGAAATCTTGTGGATAATCCTGCAGCTGGGACAATTACTTCCATAATCTGTTAATCTCTTTCATAATAAATTTATAATTACTATCTTCTTTTTTGGTGTAACAATACACTCTCAATAACATCAGTATCAAAAGTGAATCATCAAATGCATCCGGATAAAGTCTTTTTAATTTATCTTGTATGATGTGTAACTTGGTATCTATTCTGATATCAGAATTACGTAGAAACCATTTACATTCTAAATCTTGTCTGAGTTTTGCTATATCAAATATGTATGAATCATATTCTGTTGTGACCGCATCAATCAAATAAAATTCTGGATCCTTATACATGATATTTTCTAAAGTCATATCACCATGATAGGTTGATGATGGTAACATCTTTGGTAATCTGGCAATCAACTCTTGTTTTGTAAATGGCAGTTCAGAATCATCTGTCAACCATTCCAATTTTTTAATATAAGTTTCTGTATAATCTTTATATACAGCATCATTAGAAAAAGAATCAACTATATGTTCAATAAAATTAATAATAGAACCTGTGTTGTTATGTAACAGATAAGTTTTCATATCCAAACCATGGATATATTCCATATGCAACTTATCATCTTCATACCAATACAATTCAGGTACAGGATAATTTTTATTCCAAAGATCCGTTAATCTTTCAATATTTCTTTGAATGTTATTGAGCTTCTTAACATATAAACCATTATCATCTTCCATCAAAAAGATGTGACTACCAGAATGTCCTGAGAATTCTTTTACTATTTTATCCATTTTTCCATATCATTACGAATTAAAGAATGCCATGTTCCATTGTATCGACCTGGTCGAAATGGATTATTCATATCAACATACACCAGATTCTCACCAATCAAACCATGTTCACGTAAATTAGCCTGCATGAGGTCTTCACCACAAAATTGATTTATAATCTTGGAATACTTTTCCAAATTTAAAAACGTTGACATATACTTCATCATTGTCGATTGTGAACCAAAAGCAAATTGGTCGTTTCCAAAGTCTCTTTCTGGTGTCATACGACAGTTTGGTATGTACAATTTATTATTATCTAAATCCGAAAATGGTATAACCACATTTAGAGCATAGTCTGTTCTACTACGAATAACCCAATCATAGTTACCTTGTATCAATTGACTACATTTATATAATGAATAAAATTGTCTATAATTGTTCTTCTGTGGATACTTTACCGGATCAGAAATGTATACGTGGTCGTATGCATGTTCATTTTCACATGTAAGTTCAATAACAATCTCTTTAGGATTATATAATGATATCAATTCATCTTTTTTCGACCAAGAATGAATATAAACATCTACATCATAATGATCCAAAAGATTACGTTTATAATATTCGTAACCTTCTTCTAGTGCTCTGGCTTGGCCAGCAAAACATAATGCAATTTTCATCGTTGTAATGATACAGTAATTTGATTTGTGTTGATGTGTTTAACACCATTCATGTATATATTACGCAACAACATCATGTGAGGACAATACCTTTCTGTCATATGAATTCTCATATTATCATCACCATATTGTCTTACCTCTCTCATATAATGTTCAAACTCAGGTTCAAATTGTGTAGAATGTAATCTTTCATATTCATCATAGATGAAATAATGTTTGGCGTCTTTATATGGCATAATAGCAAATATGTCAGATATCAAATTATATGATTCTTCTAAAGGTGTCAATAACATATCTAGTTTGGTAAATTCAAACATTTGATTGAATCGTATATCATATCTGCAATATACCAACATATCATATGATTCTTGAATCAGTTCAAATGCTTTTTTACGACTAAAATTCATTGAAGCATTACCTGCCAACTTATCTTGGTTTGGACCTTTGGTATGTGCTAGACGAATTCTATGTTCCATTTCATTGAATTGATTTTCATAATTCTTTGGATTATTAGCAAGAATAGATTTTGGTTTTAAACGTGTTTTGACATTTTCAATTTCTTGTGCATCATCCGACCACAAATGACAATAAACATCTAAGTTATTTAAATCAATAAACTCTTTGATGCCTTTCCATGTTTGGTCAAAAGTACGATATTGACCTGATAATACTATACAATTTTTCATTACTTAATCCAGTACCAAACGTCACATTCTGTAATGAGAATTTCTTTGCCAACTTTAGCAGCAAACTCATCTGCGGCTTTACGAACACCTTCAATAGCATTGTAGTCATGGC